TACCCTTAGTTATTATAACCCATTTAATCCTGTATTGTTAAACAAAGATGGCACAGGAAATGATGATGCTAAGTATACAATCTTACCAGCAAGTGAACAGTGGGACGGAGATTATACTAGCGATGCTGATGATTTTACTATGGCTAAGACAGGCTCGGGCGCTCTTAAAATTGATGCTAACAGGGTTTTCTCTAGTCTTGGTGAATACATGGGTGATATGTATGATGAGTATGTCTTTGTTGTAGAACTAGATACTGATGCTCGTATTACTACAACCAACTGCCCTGATGCTAACTGTTATGAAGTTGTTACAAACATTGAAAAATATATTGATGGTTGTGAAGATGGATCTACAGACTGTTTCCAAGTGGGATCTGGTGGTACTAACTCTGCTGGAGGCGGCTACCATGTGTACCCAACTGACTTTGATGACAATGTGGTAAGGGTATGGGACGCTTATCCATATGAAAAATTACATACAGAAGTTAGAAACAAAACTGGAGCATCGTTTGAGCTTGTCTTAAAGGTTCCTCGAATGAAACGTATTGGTCTTATTGATGTGTGGAAGAGTGAAAATGAAGGAGCCGATGGTAACTTTAGACAGCTTGCTCTTGACTTTGTAACTGACTATGACGCTGGTCACTGGGATGATGAGGTAGGATCAAATCCTCATGGAGCAACCAGTACTAAGAACCAGCCACCTGAATTACAAGATATGCATCCTAACCACGGTAATACAGATGGTGGTTCGGCTATGACCTTTGATGTTGAAACTGCTATTCAGTTTATTAGGCTTGGTATTCCTGCTAGTATTCGTATTAGTTGCTATACTGTATCTACCCCACAATCAACCGTCTTTGATGATTAAGGAGAATCCATGGCTACTGTAGAAAAAATATTCCTTATTAATACCTACGAGGTAGACGCAGTTTCTTGGACTGGTCATCTTACTTTGATTGATGAACTTGGTATTGCACAGCTTCAAGTATACTTCCGAACCAATGGAGACACCGCTTGGACTAAGATTGAGAAAAACTCTTACTCATCTACTTACAATAGCTCAGCAGAAACTGTTGATTTAACTGGAGCTACTAAACTTGTAGACGGTTCATCTACTCCTGTTAACTTAGACAAGACGCAACACGATATTAAAATCGAAAGGGAAACCAGTGCGTCATTGTATTTTAATTTTCAGGAAGGTAGTAAGCTTAGTGGTAAAGATCTTAATGTTGTAAACTTACAAGCAATTCATAAGTTAGAAGAAGAGGCGGCAAGACTCGATGAAGAAGATCAGGATATTTATTCTCACATTAGCACTCAATTACAAAGTTACTATACAAAGACTGAAGTTGATCAATTCTTCAGAGGTCTTACGTTACCTAACTGGTCTTCGGGAAGAGATTATATTGTTGGGGATACGGTACTCCATGATGATCCTAATACGGATGCGACAACTCTTTTAATTTGGTATTGCGGTGTTGCACATACAAGTACTGCTGGTACTGCTCCATCTGCAACTGGTGGAGGTGCGGCTTACTGGACAAACGTAGCTCCCGGTACATCCCTTGATAACCTTAACTACATTAGAAAACTGCCGGGATTATCTAGCACGCCAAATGATTGGAATACAATTACAACTCAAAATGCTAGTGCATTAGGGCTCAGTATCCGACCGTTTAGTAGCCAATCCGCAGATGTGTTTAATATTACTAAGCAAGACCACAGTAGTATTTCTTTGAGATTTGCATCAGGTACAGGCTCAGGTATCACGACGCATGACAGACTGACTCTTGAAGATGCTTACTTGCAAGTTAAAGACAAAAGTTATCTTGGACACGATGGATCAAGCACTACTCACTTTAACTTTACAACAAGTTCAAATCCTACTCTTAGTATTCCCGCAGGTTCTTCTGCCTCTGAAGCTGCACCAGTTATAGGTATTGCAAGCAGATCACAACAAGATACTCTGCAAGCATTTGATCTTTCTGATGCATTGAAACTAAAGATTGATTCAGATCTTGTTGTTACTTCTTATTCAAATAATTTATATGGTGTATCGTTTAAATATCAATCACCGTATAAAGTAATTTTTGAAAGCTCAGATGATTTTACTGGTACTGGTCTGTTCTCAGGTGATGAAGTTATTTCACATAGACCTTTTAAATTTGGTTTTAATACTGGAACTTCAAGTGATCCATTTACAACTACTCTTACTCTTTTCCCATCTACTGGTAATATTACTTCTAGTGGTACAATTACCTCTGGTGAGTTTAAAGACACTACATTAGCAAACGCAACCTATTTATCCGCAGATGCTAATGGTGTTATCCAAAAAGAAACGGGATCTATTCCTTCAACTAGCAGAATTGCTTACAATGTCACTGGTTCAAACACCTCTCTGTCTGATGGAGATGTTGTATACTTGGATTCAACTACGCAGGTTTGGACCAAAGCTGTCCGAACTGATTCTACAAAATTGGCTGTTGGTGTTATTGATGATAAATCAGGATCAGATGGTAACCAATCGTTTAATGTTATCTTCAGTGGTGTGGTTGATGGGTACACAGGACTTACCATTGGCAACTGGTGTTGGTTAGATAGCACAGCTGGTGGTATTACTCAGACTGCTCCAACAGCAGCAGGTAGTATTATTGATCCGGTGGGTATTGCACTAACCGCTACTTCTATTATGGTCATGCCAGCAAGACCTCATCAACTTCCATCATAAGGAGAAAGTAAATGGCAAATAATGTTGACTTAATTCAAATTGTTTCTTCTACTGGTGGTGGATTATCCGCTTGCTCTGACTGTAGTGATACCTTTCTTGCTAAAGATAATGGTGTTTTCGGTGGTTACATTGCTGATGCTACCAGTAGTGAAAAAACTAAATGGGCTATCAGTGGAGATACTGCAACCTTTACACTAGGAAAGCTCACTTCTACGGATATTGGTACGTTAACAGTCCAAGGATCTACAGATAGTGATGCTATTATTTATGTAAAGTCTAATGATGGCTCTACTACGTCTATTACACCTACCACCATTACTGTAGAAAATATTGCTGGTTCCCCTGTCTCTGCATTAGGTGTTACTACCGTTACCGGAAACGTACTTCCAAACGCAAACGACACTTATGATCTAGGATCTAGCTCAGTCAGGTGGCATAATCTTTATGTTGAGAATGTTGACTTAGATGGTACGCTTTCTGTTTCAGATTTGACCTTAAGTGGTGCTTTGACTGCAAATGGAAACACTATATTAGGGAATGCTTCAGGAGATACCCTAGACATTACTGCAACAACCACCTTTAATACTCCATTTAGTGTGGCTAGTAGTGCGGGTGCGGTTGAGTTTAACAACAATAATATTAATACTACTGGAATTGGCGCAATTACTACGCTTGATACGGATACAGGTACAATTGACACGCTTACTGTTACTAATGCTCCCTCGGCTGATAACCATGCTGTTAGAAGAACCGATGTCAATATCGGAACTGGTACAACCTTAGCACTGACTCCTGTTAAGGTAGCTGTGACTAACGGATATATTACAGATGTACAAGCTCTGACCGCTGGAGACACCGTAAATCACGCTACAAGACACCATTCAACCAGCAGAACCAGCTCTGCTCCAGCTGCTGATGGACAAGACCCAATCAATTCCTACCAGATTGGAGCTGTAGAGCGTGCAAATCCAGTCGTAAAACAACCTTTAAAGATTATTTCGTCTTCTGGCTCTAATGATTACACTTATGCACAAGCGGTTAATTATTTTGTAGTTATTGAGAACGATGATTCACCTGCGGCAAGCGGACCAGAAGGACAAATTATCTTTAGAAAGGCTAACCCATAATGGCTATTAATAAAATCTTGTGGATTCGTGGTAGCAATGGCTCTGCAATTGAGCTAGAAGATGTATGGGTTAGATCAGAAGGACAGCTAGAACCAGTTTCTCATATTTGGGTGAGAGATAGTAATGGTGATGCTATACTTGTTTATCCTGAGAGCGACGGTGGCGGCTTTGGGGATAGTTTTACCGATTGGGAGGGTTAATATGGAGCCAAATAAAGGAAGAGATATTGCTGCAATTACGCAAGTTTTACAAGTAATTGTTTTAGCTATTGGATTAGCAGGAGTTTTTATTAAACTTGGCGAAGGTCAGGCTATCCAAAAACAAAATACTGGACAATTACTAGAACTTAAGGGAATTGTACAGGATCTAGTGAAATCTCAAGTGGAGTTTGCCGCTACTGATGCTGCTCATACGGAGAGAATTAATGCGTTACGCACTCGTATTGATCGTATTGAGTCTAACTAGCTGCTCTGGTGTCCAAAAGATTAGCCAAAGAGCTACTAATATTGTAGATGTAGCATCTTCTAGTCAGAAGAGATTTGAAACAATTGGTGAAGAGGCACGGAAAACCACGGATATGGATAGATCTCTGATCGTTTCGGAGGCTACTGCTGGAGTGAAAGAACAAAAAACTATTATTGATAATGTTAATGATATTATTACAACGCTTCCGCAGGTCGAGGATTCTGTACCTTGGTGGGCAACCCTTGTGCAATATGGCTTTATCGCTACGTCTATTATTGGCGTATTAGTTTTACTGTGGTACTTAGGATTGGGCTACCCAATTAAAGCCCTCATGAGAAACTTCTCTTCCTTGATTCCCAGCAGCAAAAGATCCGCTGCTAAACTATTAGTAAAAGCTAATGATCCAGAATCAGAAACAACAACTCGTGAACTGATTGCCGTGCTGCGGGCAACAGATCCAGATTTTAATGCAGCATATCAAAAGGAGAAACAAAAATGAATTTTGAATCTTTCATCGGAGCCATTTGGTTCTCAGGTCTTACTGCGGTTCTTGGTTATCTCGCAGGTCACATCTTCCCAATTAGCTATTTAACGGGGTTATTTAAGAAGTGAGCAAGGTAAAACAACTAAACGAGATGCTGATGGACGCTCTCGTTCGAGATCTACAAGATCCTGACAAATGTACTCCCGGACTGTATACTGTTGTCCGAGGGATTGTAAATGATAACAGACAAGAAGCTGATGGTATTCCTACCGAAGCTGTTGAGCGGGTCGAGCAAGCTATGGCTGAAGCGGCTCCATTTAAAATTAAGGAAGCAACCTACTAATGAAACCTACTGAAGAAGTCTTAAACGATTTTCGTAATCATGTATATTTCTGCATGAAGTACCTTGGTCTTGGAGAGCCAACGCCAATGCAATACGATATCGCAAGACAACTTCAGGAAGGACCAAATGATTTCATTCTGGCAGCTGGTCGTGGTACTGGTAAGTCTACGCTAACTGCTATGTTTGCTTCGTGGTATATGTTGAATAATTATGATAAAACCGTACTGGTTCTGTCAGCTACTCAACAAAAAGCCATTGAGTTTATCTCACAGACTAGGCGAATTCTTAGTGTTGTTCCCTACTGTAACCACATGGTTCCAGATGAGCACACTAAGGATTCTGCTCTAGGTTTTAACCACAATGTCCGAACTACATTTACTCAGGATCTTTCCTGTACCGCTAGAGGATCTACATCCCAGATCACGGGTCTTCACTCTGATCTTATTATTTGTGATGATATTGAAATCTCTACCAATACGCAAACCGCTGAGGCAAGAGAGAACCTGTTGCACAAGCTTACAGAGCTAGAGTCTGTCCGTAACAAAGGATCTAGGGTTTTGTTCTTGGGTACTCCACACTCGTCAGAGTCTATCTACGGTGTGCTTAAGCAGTCTTATCCGCTGGTTAAATATCCAGCTATGATGCCTGATCCTAGTCTCCCCGGTGAGGCTGAGGACGTAGCACAGTGGGTGTGGGATACAGGTAAACGTCCCGGCGAGTCTACACAGCCAGAGCGGTTCGATACGGAAATGCTATTAGAACGTAAGGCTAAGATTGGACCAAAGGCATTTGCCCTTCAGTACATGCTTGACACTAGCCTTGCTGACATTGACAAGTATCCTCTTAAGCTACAAGATCTTATTGTGTTTGATGTGGACTCTGAGCAAGCTCCTGAAAAGGTTGTGTGGCAGGGTCAGAACGCTAACAAGAAGATGCCAAGCTGGGGTATGGGTGGTGATATAATCATGGAGCCTATGTATATTGCAAACCAATATATTCCATATCAACACAGGCACATGGTTATCGACCCGTCTGGTCGTGGTGCAGATGAGACTGCTATTTGTATTGCTTCAACTGCTGGTGCTATGATCTATGTTCATGAGTTAACCGGCTGGGACGGTGGATATAGTGATGTTGTGTTAAATAAAATTGCTAAGTTATGTCTTGAATATGATGTCAATCTGGTTCGTATTGAATCTAACTTTGGCGATGGATTGTTTAGTAAAGTTATTACACCAGTTCTACTAGAAGCATGCGGCAGGATTGGCGTTGAAGAGTTCAAGGTATCTGGTCGGAAAGAAACTAGAATGCTTGATGTCTTAGAGCCAGTCATTGCTCAGCACCGTCTTGTATGGGACAGACGAGTGGCAAAAGATGAAAAGAACCAGATGCAACTAACGCGATTGACTGACAGTCGTGGTGGTCTTAAACATGATGACCGTGTTGATGCATTGGCTAGTGCAGTAGATTATTACAAAGATCTTATGGCACAGAATGTAGACAAAGCGGTTGAAGAAAACAAACAGAAAGCATGGGAAGAACGAGTTCAAAGCTGGGCTAGTGATTTCCGTGCAGGTGATTGGATTCCCCACAGTGGGGCTATT